TTCTCCTCGAGTGTACACCTACTCGAGCTTATTTACTCAGACGTTAAATTGAGTAGACTTGAGCCTGAAAGTGCGGGAGGATATCAGGCACGTCGAATTGACGTTAAACTTACCAATTCAGACCCATCTTTTGGACGCACTGTTTTGAGAGAGACTAGATTTACGAGGATTGGCAACCCTACGAAAGTTTTTCAGCATGGTGTAGTACATGAGGAGCGCCATAAGTCTCCCGCCCGAAGGATTTAGTTCCCAATCACCGGTATATAAAACCATTCATTACGCCAAGAATGGAGTGATCTATTCTAGACTTACTCATCTAGATGTGCAATAGAATCGAGTACCTAATCGAAAACAGAATAAAAACAAAAACACCACCCAAAAGAAAAAGATTAACAAAAACAAAAATAATAATAGTAATAATAATAGTAATAAGTCCTCGAACAAGAATACCCTAGGCAGTAGGATGATTGTTGTTAGACCTCCTCCTAAGCCTAAATCTGCTCCTCGCGCTGCAAAAATGTCCGATTCTTCATTGACTCAATGTGCTTTGAAATTCGCTGCTGCTGTCGCTAATCCATGGAGTGATTTGGCTATTGGAGCTTGTCTACCTATAGAACCGGCCCGAAGATCACAGAAAGTCACTAGTTTCCTTCGTTTCAACGCTCAAGTTGGGACCAATGGATTTGGCTTTATTTATGTGGCTCCTTGTCTTGCTAATAATGTCCCTTGTGTCTTTTACACAGACTCCACATATGCAGGAACAATGAACAGTGCAGGAACTTTTGGCTCTAACATATTTATCTCTGGTGGCATTAAATTCACCGGAGTGAGCCAAGCCAACAACAACAGTCCCTATTCAACCTCTGCCCTAGGAACTCTTGCGAGTGATACCGCTAATGACCCCTCAGTTATGGGTCGAATTGTCTCCGTCGGTGTTAAAGCTACTTATGTAGGAACTACCCTTAACGAGTCAGGATTGATAACATGTTACGTTTCCCCAGAACATAACGATATATCAAGCTTGTCTTACGCACAATTGCAGACCTTATCTGAAACTTCTAATAGATCCCTCACTAGAGCACCTTGTGTACTTGTCGCTATTCCTTCGTCACCTGATGAAGGATTGTATGACAGATCGACTATAATCTCTGCATCTAATGCAGCTGTCGCTAACACTCAGCCAATCGCTGCCGCTTATCCATGGTCCGACACACCTTTAATTAACGGCGGAACCAATAACTATTTAGGTCAAACTCCTATGGTTATTGCTTTCACTGGAGTTGCCGGATCCACTGTTTTTGTGGAATACATACAGCATTCTGAGTTCATTGGTAAGACCGTTGAAGCAGTCTCTACTCCTTCCGACAATGATATAGTTGGTTACAATAAGGTTGCTGCCGCCACTAATAAGGCTTACGCTATTCATGCTGCTAAGCCTAATAATGGTTGGTCAAAGGCTTTTATGAGTGGATTAAAAGAAGTTTGGGAAGATATTAAGCCCGTGGCTAAAACCGCGGCCATTGGTGCCTTAACAGCTATATTACTATAATAAAAATTTTGTTCTACCAGCTCATGTAGTAATACAATAACCGAGCATTTTCCCTCTATTTTGTCAGTCTTCCTCGAAACTGTCACTAAGTCTATGTATATTTGTGAATATTGTATCATTGTGTGTATGTGTTTGTATTTATGTTTCTTTGTATAGTTCGTCCCGGATTGACAATCATCAAAACAAAATAAAAATAGTGCGTTTCTTGTCGTCTTTCCGTACCTATATAATTATTATCATTATTACCTTTTGTTTTATCATATATCTCGTATAATTACCTATCATAGACTAGCTCTTAGTTTTGAGCCGACTTATCGTGTTTGCAGACACTAGTCGTTAAATATATCGAATTGGCTTTCATTCGTTTTCTAATTATTCTTTTCGTTTATAAAGAATAACTTCCGCTAGGATTATATTTTCTAGAGTTTAACAGAATAACTCTAGGTTCTGTCGATTGGGCCCCATACCAATCGACATGTCTCAATAGACAATTTGGGGGTTTCTAAACGACCTATACTTTTTCTACGATGAATGTCTTTAATTTTAGCATATCTAGTAGTGATGAGCGTGCTCAGAGTAAAAACGCAACTAACAATGCTAGTGACCCGACGTTGATAAAGCTCGAAGGTGAAGCATTGGAGGTGGAAAATGATACTGTGAGTATTGTAAGTCACGTTGATGATGAGATGTCCGCGGCCCCTAACAAACTAAAAGGTTGCTCATTATCAGCTGGTGTTAGTGCACCAGCTTCCTTATTACCAACGATCACAACTTGCTGTATTTGCTACGAACTTGCTCACGATAATCCTTGCTCTGTATGTACCTCTTCTTTTTTATGTGTAGAATGTAGACCTTTTGTTGATAGATGCCCTTTGTGTAGGGCTTATATTCATTTTCCTGATGTAGATATTGTTTATAATTTAGGCGTCTCTTTTAGAGTTTGCCCTTACCGCGCCAGGGTTTCCATAGAAAACCTCATTTCTAATGAAGGAATCGTATGGGATACAAACGGCTATTTGGGATCTCTTCCAAGCGGTAATTCTGTATCATATGTAAACATTTTGGATGTAGTGTCGTACTCTCTTCGTCATTTTGACATTAGAGTTTTTTCTTTTTCCGCCGAATTTATTGAAATTTGGTCTCCTGTTTTGGGTGAATATGACGATTTTCCTTTAGTTTTTTGACGACGGGACTTTGTATTATTTACTCCCGGATTTTACGTTGCATGTCAACACAAATCCATTTGTTTTTCCCCAGATAAATGGGGCTAATGGAGAACATACCGGGCTTGACGATATTGATCTCGGAGAAGTTGTTGAACTTCCCGATCCGATCCGTCCACCCCAAATTCGTCCTCCAGATGTCCCTATTCGTGAAGTTCTTATTCAAGAACCTGAAAATGCAGAGAATCCTGATTTGTGCCCCGTTTGCCAAGACATCGTCATGGTACGACGAGCAGTAGGGGCTCCCGTCAGAGCTAACTCTGAATTCATTTTCCACGATACTCCTGCCGGACCTCATCGAGCTTGTGCGCATTGTGCACACAATATGGCTAATACCATATGGCTCGCTGC